GTGTGTATTTGTGTATATACGTATAACGTAGACCCCCACCGTGGCCCATGCCTCCCCCCCATCAAGATATAGCTAAGTGTTTGTTTTTACAAGCTTTTCTACTTAAGGTAGAGCTGTCAGAAATAATACACTCAAAGAATAGCGGTATAATTAGGACATAAGTAGTTGTTTTTGTTATGTTTTACTACTCATGTAGCTTGAGTATTAGGCTTGTGATCACAAAATACCCCACCCCTACACGATGTGATCACGAAATACACCATACGATGCACGTAACAACTTTATTTGTGATCACAAATCAGCCTCACGCATACGCACGTGCACACGGGTTCTCATACCAAGATCAAAAACCTAAAAAGCTTTTGCAGATGCAGAAACGAATCAGTGCAGTGCAGCATAAACAGACTAAAAAGACCTACCAATCAATTTGTTTTCGTTTAAAAACAATAGCTTATCAAATAGTTGCTTTGGGTGGGTTTACATCTGCGTTTCCACCTGTCTTAATAGGATCATCCAAAGCGGATAACTTCTAAGCGAGTAGCTGAAACGCCTTGATCCGATTAGATGCAGATACCTTTGGACGGTACGGTGAAACGCCCTACAGACTAAACGACTAAACTAGACACTTTAACCTTTAACCATATGAGGTGAAACAACAGAGACAGACACTATAGGTATTGACCCGAATGTACCGCACGTTATTTGACATAGCAGCCCCGGCTGACTGGGTAAGACTTGCCCGGCTGCACCCTAGTACATTGCACAGTGATGTATTGGTAAAGAAACAAAACACTGTCTTGGTTGGTACTCTCTAACCTTGCACCAATAGGCGGCAACTACTTGTGGCGTGGCATGATATACATGCAGTCTCATGAGTATGCGTCCATGGCTGAACGGGTGGCACGTGGCAAAAGCAAAGCGTGATGAATAAACTTTCTTGACAGGTAGGCATTGAGTGTGCCTACTCTCTAGTAAATTTGGAGGAACTGAAATGAAACGTAAAGTTATCACAGAGAAACAAGGTATGTGGGATCACTTATCTGTAGTCCTATGTAAGATTGACAATCCAAGACACCCTTGGGTAACGTGGGTTTATAACCACACAGACGATGGATACTATCACGGACACTATTATGAGAGCTTCACACAAGCTGCAATAGACTTTGAGACACGGGAGATATAGACATGACGTATAAACTATTAGGTGTTGGCACTAACGCCAAGACAGTCAAGGGTGATGGTAGCGAATACTTGACAGCTATCTTGTACATGACACCCTACAAAGTGATGGTGGATGGTAAGCTATTCAATTCATGTAGTATGGCGGCAATCGCTAACTGTATTGAGGCTTGTCTATACACTGCAGGACGTGGACAAATGTCTAACGTACAGACTGCACGACAGCGCAAGGCTGAATGGTTTTACCGTGACCGTGACTCATTCATGCAACAACTATATGAGGACATCACTAAGTTTAGTCACTATTGTTTTAAGCGTGGCATCAAACCTGTGGTACGACTAAACGGTACGACAGATATACGTTGGGAGCTTATCAAGTTAGCAGATGGTCAGAACATATTCGATCACTTTTCAGATGTCCAGTTCTACGACTACACCAAGATCAGCAATCGTAAGGTGTCACACATCAAGAACTATCATCTCACGTGGTCATACAGTGGTGCGAATGCTGACTATGCTGCACAGATGCAAGATGCACTAGACAAGGGTATGAACGTGGCTGTGGTATTCCGTAAAGAGTACAACCTTAAGACATGGCGTGGCGTAAAAGTCACAGATGGTGACAAAGATGATCTACGCTTTCTTGACCCGAAGCGACACATCGTGGCACTGTATGCCAAGGGTAAGGCTAAGAAAGACACAACAGGATTTGTTCAAGAGGTAGAATAACATGAACACACTAGAACCTAACGCACTATTTGACACACCAGAAAGCACAGATGCACTAGCGCAATGGCTTGACGGATTCAACGGTAATGAAAAGATGATTGCATTAACTGCCGCATCTATGGCATGGAACCTAGCAGCAAAGTTAGTCAACGATAAGGAGACAAACAAATGAAGAAACTAGTAGAGGCCATGAAAGATTGGCAAGGCTTACAAGAAGGTGAGATATTCGGAGTGATCAGTACATACTTTTACAATGGTGAACATTGGTATGTACTACTAGATCAGAACAGCAACAAACAGTGTTGGCCTACGTGTTTCTTTAATGATGTAGAGGAGATAAAACAATGAGTAGAGAAGAGTTTTTTGAATGGTTGGACACATGCCCGACCCACAAGTGGGAAATTACTCACGAAGAGTACGGCCACGTTGTCGTGTCTTTTCCTAATGATGAAGAAGATGAAGAAGATGCTGTATAAAACTATGACTAAACTTAGCAAGAGAGAACAACTTTTAATCTTAGTGGCTGATCTAGGTTGGGACTACTACAAAATGTCCAGTTCAGGTCAACAGACATACGACAAGCTATGCAAACTGCTAGGCATCGAAGTACCACAAGACGAGGTGACGCTATGACTGAACTACACAGATATGACCCGAAGACATGGCTTGAAACAGTGTATGAGGCACTGCAACACATACCAGAGGATGCAATGACACCAGAACAAACCGACGACTTGATGTCAGCTATGGCATGGATCACAGAGGACTTTAACTTTGAGATAGACACTGATCCAGATTCACCAACCAATGGGGAGCTAGTAAGAACATGAATCTACAATTAGCGATTGATATATCTATGCAGTTAGTACCTGCTGACCACGAAGAAGAAATAGAAGCATGGCAATACCTTATTGACACAGGCATGGCTTGGAAGTTTCAAGGATGGTATGAACGCAAAGCCAAGCGATTGATTGACGAAGGTGTATGCACATACACAGACAGAGCAGACGAGAGGGTACAACTATGAACGTACAGCGGGATTTACTTGTGCATTGCTTAGAATGTGACAACACATATCGTGAAAGCGAGGAACTATTCGTCGTGAATAACGACCATTGGGACGAGCTTATTGCGGTATGTCCACACTGTAACAATCCAGACCCACACAAAACTGTATATGTAGAGGAGACTAACAATGACTAAAGGTATCGTACTATCACTGTATGACTTCACAGGCGAGGCACTCAAGCCTTGGGCAGAGGCAGGGTATTGCTGCTATGCCTTTGACATACAGCATAGCAAAGAGAAACCCAAGTGTGACACATTTGATAGCGGTGGGTTCATTCGCTATGTCCACATGGATTTGTGGAACGTTGATAACATCACAGGTATGCAACGCACATTCGAGAACACTGATGTAGTGTTTGGCATGGCCTTCCCTGTCTGTACTGATCTAGCTGTATCAGGTGCGGCACACTTTGAGCGTAAGCGTAAGGCTGATCCTGAGTTTCAGATACGTGCTAGCAATCATGCACGGTGGTGTGCATCACTGTTCGAGGCACTAGACATTCCATACTTTATTGAGAACCCTGTGTCACGACTAGCTACGCTGTGGCGTAAGCCTAACTACTCGTTCCACCCATATGAGTATGGCGAGTACATCCCTGACGCAGAGGCAGAACATCCACGGTGGCCTGACTACATTGCACCCAAGGATCGCTACACTAAGAAGACGTGCCTATGGACAGGTGGGGGCTTCACTATGCCACCCAAACGTCCGACACAAAAGCCTGACGGATACAGTCAGCAACATCTAAAGTTGGGTGGTAAATCCCAGCGCACGAAAGACATACGCAGTGCTACGCCACGAGGGTTTGCACGTGCAGTGTTTGAAGCTAACGTAAAGGAGGAGGAGTTAGTATGACTTACACATTCACACGAGGTAATAAGAGTATGAGTTTGCATGGCTATGACATTGATCAAGCTATGACTATCGCAGACCTCATGATAAAACAAACTGTTTACGGATACTGGAAATGTAATCCTGAGTACCCTGATCTATATGAATGGAAGGAGATCGTAAGATGCAACTAATTAAACAAGCAGACCTAACACAAGGATGGGAAGCACATCTGTTTGACACAGGTGAGATGCAGGTTCGCAACGGTACGACAGGCGAAGTAACTTGGCTACCGAAAGAAAGTGTTGACACACTGATAAACATCTGCCAAGAAGTAAAGGCAGAAACATTAGCTAAGAAGGAGACAAACTAATGAAACACCAACACAACATCATCCTAAAACACTTACGTGCTACCAAAGGTTTGACTGTACGTGAGGCAATGATTGACTACTCTATTCAATCTTTCACCAAGCGTATCAGTGAACTACGCAAGCTAGGCTATCGCATTGACGGTGTTAAGTCTAAGCATCCTGTAACTGGTCAACGCTATACACGCTACGTGTTAGTCGATGAACATAATGCAGCATAAAGGTAAATACATAGGGTATGGTGATGACGGTAAAGTTGTCATCATATCCCGCAACAAAAAGATAGTCATCAAGTACATACAGAAGGAGACACAGCAATGAGGTACACAGTAGAGTTTTACACAGAGGATGACTTTATGTTTTGTGTATATACAACATATAATAAACGTAAAGCGTTAGCTAGAATTAAATACATGGATAAGCTAAACGGATATGCGGAGATGCACTATGTCTACGCTTAACTACACACTCATGGCTTCACTGCTAGCTACACCTATCCTAGCTGAACAGACAGTGACAGGCACAATAGAAGATCACTATTCGTATTACACAGAGCGAGTACCAGAAACTAAACGTGTATGTCAAACCGTCCAGGTTCCTGTGTATGAAACACGCAAGAAGAGTGCTGATGGTGGTGACGTACTAGGTGGTATGATCATTGGTGGACTACTAGGCAAGGCACTCACAGGTAATGACAAAGGTGCAGGAGTAGGTGCTGTGATCGGTGGTGTCGCAAGTGCTGAACGCAATAAGACTGAGCAGGTAGTGACAGGCTATCGTGATGAACTACAATGCGAGACTGTCGAGACATACCGTGAAGTAGAACGTGACCAGTACGAATATAGTATCTTGACTTTCCGTCTGGATGGTGCAGAGTATAGTGTAACTTTTATCAAGTAAGGAGAACACAATGCCTAAGTACAATGTAGAGAACCTAAAGAACATCCATCGTTATCACAACGAACTGCAACAACAGATTGATGACGCTGATTGGATGGGACAGTATGATGATATAGAACACCTACGTGCTGAGTTGAAACATGTTAAGGAGGCACAGGATAATGGTGATGTCTGGTATCCTATGTTCTAAGATATGCATGTAATACCTGCACTGTTCATAATTATTTACTTAGTAGCTTTCGTGTGGTTTATATACGATACGAACAAAGGAAACGGAGATGGTAGGAACCGAAGAAGATGACCCGACAGATGATGTTACACACTGGATTGGCAAGATACCTAAAGAGAGTACTGACGAGCCTGAGCGTACTGATCAACGTACTACTAGGAGGTCAAAACAATCAGACGTTCAGCGCAAGAAACCACCAGTGGCAGAGAGAGGGTAAGCCTAACATAGTATACTTCATTGACCTACTGCTAGGCAAAGGTCACTGCGTAGAGTGTTGGGCTTACTGGAAAGTGAGGAGAAAGTGGTGATAAACATTCCAGGTAAGACAGCAAGTGTACGTGACATAGTGTATTACTACTTGCACAGTGACAACTACAAACGTTTATCAGGTAAGTCACAGCGTGAGTATGCTACACAGTTAGAGAAAGCACTTGATACTGTAGTAGAAGGTAAGCCTCTTGGTAGCTACCGTGCACGTTCACTCAAAGCTAGACACACTAACCTAGCTTATCAGCAATGGCTACAGACAGGTACGCACACAGCTAACTATCGTAAGGCTACACTCAGTACAGCATGGCGTTACTGTATGCGTCTTGATGTAATGGAGAACGATCCAGTCAGACTGATCAAGACTGAGAACCCTAAGCCACGCAAGGTTAAGTGGACACGTGATCAAGTGTCAACCTTTCTTGACACAGCATACTCAGACTTCAAGTGGCGCAGCATTGGGTTGATTGTACACATGGCATACGAATGGGCGCAGCGTGTAGGTGATATGCGTGTCTTGACTTGGGATGAGGTAGACTTAGATGCCCAGCGCATTGACCTAACACAAAGTAAGCGTGGAGCAGATGTTCATTTACCTATCCCAGAGGCTCTGTGTGCCATGCTACAGCAGCAGAAGGGAGACTTTGGGTTCCAGACCTACGTAGCACCCAAGACAACGCCTGTAGCAGGAGCTTATGTGCCTTACCCAGTAGATCAAATTGATGATGCTATCAATGAAGTCAAGGATGCTGCAGGACTACCAAAGAATATTACTGCTATGGACTTACGCCGTACTGCTATCACTGAGATGGTAGAGGGTGGCGCTGACCTGGCTCACATCATGCAAGTCAGTGGACACCGTAGCCCTGATTCAGTTACACCTTACATGGTAAACACATTCAGTGGTGCTAAGACTGCACTGGCTAAGAGAGGAGGACGTGATGAGTAAAAATAAATATCAACTTAAACACCAACAAAGTAAAAAAGCCAGGGGATATAAGTATAAAAGTATTATAGATAGATACAAAATGTTTTGCGGTTGTAAGGTTTGCGGTTATAAGAAACACCACGTAGCCTTACATCTTAACCATAAAAACCCTATTAAAAAGAAAGGTACTCTTTCTGATGTTATATATTCTTGGGGTTGGAACAAAATAAAAGAAGAAATTAGAAAGTGTGAAGTTCTTTGTGCTAATTGCCATTCCATTCATACATATGAAGAAAAACATTGGAAAATTAGAAGAGAAGAAGCTAATGCAGAACGTTAAGAAGTACGTAGAAGGTCTTGATATAAAAGAAGGAATGCAATACCGTGCTACCTGTCCGTGGTGTGGTGGTAAGAACACATTCACTGCTACCAAAGAGGATGGCACTGTGCTATACAACTGCTACAAGCTTGACTGTCGCATCAAGGGTGCAACCAGTACAGGTATGACAGCAGAAGAGATCATGGGTAGGTTACGCCCACAAGAGAAACACAAACAGAAAGAGGAACAAGAGTTGCTTACGTGGCCTGAACATGTAGTGTCACCCAGCGCAGAGCACACACTACACACTAAGTTTGTCAAGCGTTGGGACTTAGAGTATGAATACTTGATGTACGATGTCAAAGATCGACGCACTGTGTTCCCAATACGACATGAAGGTAGGCTAATTGATGCAGTTGGACGTGCGTTAGATGGAGCTATACCAAAGTGGTACAGATACAGTGGGGTAGCTGATGTATATAAACGTACTATAGGTAAGCCTAATGGTGTAGTTATTCTAGTAGAGGATGTCATTAGTGCAGTGTCAGCAGCTAAGACTGTACCAGGTTTGACTGGTCTAGCTATCCTTGGTACATCACTTAATGTTACAATGATGAAACATTTAGAGGACTACTACAAGATAATTGTAGCGTTAGACCCTGATGCTGCACACAAGACCTTGGCATACAAGCGAGAGATAGAGTCATGGACAGGGTTAGACACAAGAGCATTAAGACTTGACGATGACCTGAAGTATAAGGTAGAGTCTGATATAATGAAACTTAAGGAGTTAGTTTAATGGTATGGGTATTACTCTGGATACAAATGACTAACAGTCAAGGGGTAGAGTATTATCAAATAAATACTTATCCTAAGAAAGAAGAATGTACTAAGGCATTGACTGAAGCAGAGGTAATGCTAAACCATCAAGGAGAAACAGTAGTTTGTTTGGAGGTAAAAGTTAAATGATAGAAGTAACTTACGTGAATCACATGGGTGATGACTTATCTGTAGTTAATGCTGCACGTGTTAGCTTTGGTAAGAAGTCAGACTACATGCCACGTGTACACATGGGTGAGCCGAAAGTGTTGCAGTACAAAGACGATAGACTGATCAAGTACCTTGCAAAACATAAACACAAATCACCGTTCAACCACACGTTCACTACCTTCCATGTCAAAGCTCCAGTGTTTGTAGCACGTCAGCTAGTCAAGCATGAGTATATGCCGTGGAATGAGATCAGCCGTAGGTATGTGGATAGTGAACCAGAGTTATACGAGCCTGATGTATGGCGTGGCCGTAGTGCTGACAAGAAGCAGGGTAGTGAAGGTGTCGTTACACTCTATGAGGATCACCAAATGCGGCAAGCCTACCACCCGACTGAGATAAATGTCTACAGTCTAGAGACATATAACTACCTACTGGAACAGGGTGTAGCACCAGAGCAAGCACGTATGGTACTCCCACAGTCTATGATGACAGAGTGGTACTGGTCAGGTACACTGTATGCTTTCGCTAAGATGTGTGGACTACGCTTGAAGGAAGACACCCAGGCTGAGACACGTATCGTAGCTGAGAAGATCGAAGATGTTATGGCTAAACTATACCCTATATCGTGGGAAGCATTACGAGCATACGAGGATTGAGTTAACGGCGAGTCAGACCCGACTAGAGATTCCTGACTAGTATATGGCCTTTTACGGCGAAGTTCTAACACGAAGCACCAACTGTGATGTGCTCAATAAAAAACGAGTTAGACCCGACTAAAGATTCCTGACTAGTATGTGGCCTCTTACGGCGAAGTTCTGACACGGAGTGGCAAACTGTGATGCACTCAATACCGTGACCACCCTGAGCAAGGTGTAAAACTGCTCCCTTATAAGGAGAAATAGAATGACTAATGAACAAAAATACTGCGAGAGCTGCCTTGAATTCCATACGGAGGACAAGTGCAAAGGCAAGCAAGAAACGCACCCATGCCCATATTCTGAGGAAATTTCCAGAGATGTGATTTATTGTGACTGTTGTGACTTCCAGTATGGGGAATGCTGCGATGCAATATAGCTATATGAATATCATGAAGGGGAAGAATGATGACTGACTCAGGTATGATAGGAGTAGAACAAGTAGAGGAGCACGAGGATGGTAGTGCCACCTATCAGTTCCACTTGGATAACAACTGTGCCAAGCTACTACAAGAAGAAGGGCTGAAGCTAGTTCTGTACTGTGCAGCTGCAAAGCTAGACTTGCAGGTAGTGTATGACTTTATTGAGGATCACATCAAGTACCAGAAAGATGAACTAACAGAGTATGAGTTTGGTACTGATGACACAAACAAGTGTGTAAGCTGTGATGGCCCAGCGCAAGATGACTTTTGTAGTTTCTGCTTGGAGGAAGAGTAATGTATACTGTAGAGTTTGAACCAGATGCATCTGTAATAAAGTCATTAGATGAATCGGATACATGTGAAGACATAGAAGTTATCATAGCTGATGATGGGATAGTATTCCTTCGCCAGTTCGTAGAAGAGTTAAACAGACACGAGATAATATCAATTACATATCAGCAGCTACTAGATATTATGGCTGCACTTAAGTCACCTGAAGGAGCATTCTATGCAAGATTCAAACCCGCCAAAGACAGCAATCGTTGATACCCGTGTACCGCTTGGTTATGTCTACGTTGATTTACCTGTTGACGAAGTACTAGAAGCGTGTCGCATGTACATCAATAACAAAAAGTTTGACAATGCACTTGACGCTGTGTATGACGGTAGTCATATTGAAAGCTGGGACTACTGGTCACAAGGAGATGTGAAATGAAAGAGCTACAAGAAGAACTAAAGGAATGGCAAGCTAAGCTACAACACCCTAAGCTTGAAGCATATGAGCGTAAGTTGATCCAGTGTGAGATCGCATACTTACAGAAAGAAATACAGGATAGGCAGTACACAAAGAAGAAAGAGTACGCCTAACCACAGTCTTAGAGGAGACACAACATGATGGAACTAGCTTTACTCCGCACGATGTTGGACAAAGAGTTCTATGAGAATCACAAGGGTATCCGTTGCCCTGATAAGATATTCACTAAGGATGTACGTAAGATCAAGCAGACCTTAGACTACGCAATGGATACGTATGACAAGACACTGACACCCTCTGAGTTAGAAGCTTTGTTCTATGCTAACAACAACAGCATGACTACAGCTAACAAGGAAGCGTATCGTGATCTGTTCAACAAGATTGCTAGAGAGAACCCACTCAACAAAGAGATCGCTGATGATGTACTGTCTAAGTTATTCCAACAGGTAGTCGGTGAAGAGATTGCTAACCTTGGCTTTGACTATGTTAACGGTAGCAAGAACACACTTGAACCATTACGTAACTTACTACGTGACTATCAAGATGACTTCATGCCTAACCTCAAAGTAGATTGGGATGACATAAGCATTGAGACACTACTAGAAGCTAACGACATTCAATCACAATGGAAGTGGAACATACCATCCCTACGCCGTAAGGTTGAGGGTATCAGTGGTGGTCACTTAGTTGTTGTAGGTGCACGTCCTAACACAGGTAAGACTAGCTTCCACGCTAGCACTATCGCTGCGCCAGATGGCTTCGCACACCAAGGCGCTAAGTGTATGATCCTCTGTAATGAGGAAAGCTATGAGCGTGTGGGTGCACGTTACCTTAGTGCTGCTACCAGTATGAGTATGGATGAAGTTAAGAACAACATGCCTGTCGCTGCTTTACGCTACAAGCCTGTCAAAGAGAACATCTTTATCAAGGATAGCACAGGTAAAGACATGTCATGGGTAGAGGCTATCGTTAAAGCATACGAGCCAGACATCGTAGTGCTAGACATGGGTGATAAGTTTGCAGCTAAGACAAGTGACAAGTCAGATGTGTATCTGAAAGAGGCAGCTATCCACGCACGTAACATTGCTAAGCAATACGGTTGCGCTATCATATGGATGTCACAGCTATCTGCTGTAGCTGAAGGTATGGTACGTGTAGATCAGTCAATGCTAGAAGGATCAAAGACAGGCAAGGCAGCAGAGGCTGACCTGATGGTACTGATCAGTAAGAATAGACCTGTTGAAGGTGAGGATGATGAAGAGGGTAACCAACGCCACCTCAACATTGCAAAGAATAAACTGAAAGGTGGATGGCATGGTGTAGTACACTGTGAGTTAGACGGTGAACGGAGTCAGTACCTTGCGTAATGTATTAGATGTAGAGAACACAACAACTAAACGTGATGGCAAGACTATCATGGACCCGTTTGAGCCAGGCAATACACTGACACAGGTAGGTGTTCTTGATGTAGATAACTGGAAGAATGAGAACATCATTACGCTTGACCATGTAGAGTACAAGGATACAAGTGGTAACGGTAGAGCCGTGCTTCAATCTATCCTAGACATGACTACTCTACTTATCATGCACAATGCACAGCATGACTTGATGTGGCTATGGGAATGTGGCTACAAGTATGATGGTCCTATCTATGACACGATGCTGGCAGAGTACCTGCTTATGCGTGGACAGAAGATACCTGTAGGGTTAGAGGCATGTGCTGAACGCAGACAGCTAGACTTCCAGAAGGATGACACGCTGAAGCGTTACTTCAAGGAAGGATACAACACAAATGAAATACCTCTCAACGAGCTTAGTTTTTATCTCAGGCATGATCTGCTCACAACTCGTGAGTTGTTCCTCAGTCAAGAACATGACTACGCCCAACCAGAATCGGCTTCCCTTCTTCCAGTCAGAGAAGTCACCTTCAACACCTGTAAAACCCTCACAAGAATGTACATGTCAGGATTCTGTGTGGATAACAACGCCCTTGAAGTAGTGCGTAAGGAGTTTCAGAATGAGAAAGCACAGATCGAAGAACGTCTTCAGCAGCAAGTCAGGGAACTTATGGGGGACACACCTATCAATCTCAACTCTCCAGAGCAAATGTCCCAAGTTGTATTCTCAGTTGCGATCAATAACAAAAAGGAATGGGCTGCGCTCTTCGACTATGTTGAAACACAAGAAGAGTTTAAAGCGGCGGTTAAAGCTAACACGACTCCGTTACTCCGTACCAAGGCTTTCACCTGCCCGACATGCAATGGGGAAGGCAAAACGTACAAAGTAAAGAAGGATGGTACACGCTTCAAGAAGCCTAACAACTGTAAGGATTGTGATGCACGTGGGTATCAGCTAAAGAAGATCAACAAGATGGCAGGGCTATGCTTTGCTGCACCAAGTAAGAAGTGGGTAACAGCTAATGGGTTTGGCACAGGCAAAGACAACTTGGATGTACTCATTGCGACTGCTAAGAATAATGGCATGGATAGTGCTGTGGACTTTCTTACTGACGTTAAAAGGCTTTCTGCTATTTCTAGTTACCTTAGTAGCTTTGTTGATGGTATCGACATTTATAGAAAGCAAACCACAGGGATGCTACACGTGGGACTCACTCAGCACATCACCAGTACAGGTAGATTCTCTGGACGCAATCCCAACATGCAAAACATGCCAAGAGGTGGAACCTTCCCCGTGAAACGTGTCTTCGTGTCAAGGTGGAGTGGCGGTAAGATATGTGAGGCTGACTTTGCCCAGCTTGAGTTTAGAACTGCTGCGTTCCTTGCACAAGATGAAGTTGCTATGGAAGAAATTGCTACAGGGTTTGACGTACACAGTTACACAGCACAGGTTATCACTGATGCAGGTGAACCTACGTCACGCCAAGAAGCCAAGGCCCACACCTTTGCTCCACTCTTCGGAGCTACTGGATACGGTAGAAGCAAGGCTGTTGCTGCATACTACGAACACTTCACAGAGAAATACAAAGGCGTAGCCAAGTGGCACAAGAAGTTAGCTGATGAAGCAATGCGGTTCATGAAGATCACTAATGTGAGTGGCAGACAGTACGCTTTCCCTGATGTGACAAGACGTAGCAACGGTAGTGTGACACACTTCACGATGATCAAGAACTATCCAGTACAAGGTTTTGCTACAGGTGATGTTGTACCTGTTGTGCTATGTGAGATAGAGCGTAGGCTTTGGGATATGCAATCATGTTTAGTTAACTCTGTACACGATTCAGTAGTGATTGACGTACATCCAGACGAGACTAAAGAAGTAATACAAACTATTACGGATATGAACGAAGACTTAAACTCTTTAGTTGAAAAGGCTTACGGTGTTACCATGAATGTGCCTCTATTATTAGAAGCAAAACTTGGTGATAATTGGCTTGACATGTCTGACGTTTAGAGTATAACTAAGCATCTTTTAACTTTACGAAAAGGAAGTAAGTATGAGTACAGAACTATCAATCGCAAACGATCTTGGTATGTCTTTGGCTGAAGCCATTGGTGTAACATCATCAGGTGGTGAGACAAAGAGTGTGTCCCTACCACGGGTTAACCTGATCCACAACGGTATCATGGGTAACATCGAAGTCAATGGCAAGTCAGTCAAGACTGAAGTAGTACCTACAGGTGCATACAAGATTTCACGTGGTGAAGATAACGTAGTGTATAGCGTTAACCCTAGCATTCGTATCTTTGCTGTACGTCAACAGTGGAGCAAGTGGAACTCTGCTGAAGAGATCATGATGAAGACTGTCATGAGTACAGACCTGAAGGGTGACCTAAAAGATAACATGGGTACGTTCAACCTGGGTAGACCTTCTGGTTACATTGAAGACTGGAACTCTGTGCCTGAGAAGACTAAGGACTTGATCCGTAGCATTAAGCGCAAGAAGATTGTCTTCGGTATGCTGACAGCTAATGATTGCATTGACGAGCAGGGCAATCCTGTTGAGACTATTAGTGAGCCTATGCCGTTTGTGTATGAGGTATCACCGTCAAGCACTAAAGCATTGGACAATGCGCTGGGTTCACTAACACGTAAGAACATCTTACCTATCCAGTACACGTTCAACTTAGGTGCAGAGGAAGGTACATTACCTAACGGTAACACCTATGCTATCATGAAACTTAATGCAGGAGACAAGGTAGACATTACCCCTGAAGATCAGGATACCCTGAAGAACTTCATGGAGTACATCGAATACCAGAACTCTTACATCCTAAGTCAGTGGGACGAGAAGAACAAAGAGACTATCTCTGAAGCTGACGCAGATATTGTGGCTGAGTTTGTCAACGTAGAAGAGGCAGACTAATGAACCACCCTGCTGAACTAGCTGTCTACGATTACCTAGCTCGTGCTAGTAAAGGTGAGACAGACATGGCTGAAGACATCCGTAAGCAAGTAGCTGCTGATGTAGAGGCTGCATTAGAGAAACAGTTCAGCAGCGGTCCACGTGACAAGTTTAAACTACGGATGTCCAACATTGGGCGTCCGACTTGTCAGTTGTGGTTTGAGAAGAATGAACCTGAAGAGAAAGCACCTCTACCACCACACTTCCTAATGAACATGATCATTGGGGATATTGTAGAGGCTGTCTTCAAAGGACTTCTTCGTGCTGCTGATGTTGACTTCAAGGACAACGATAACGTTACGCTTAAGCTTAGTGATGGTACTGAGATCAATGGCGAGTACGACATGGTTATGGATGGCAAAGTGGATGACGTTAAGTCTGCATCTCCTTGGTCATACAAGAACAAGTTTGCTAGCCTAGAAGCATTAGCACAAGGTGATGGCTTTGGGTATATCCCCCAGCTAGTTGGCTACGCTACTGCAGCAGAGCTAGACGTTGGTGGTTGGTGGGTAGTGAACAAAGCTAACGGTGAGTTTAAGTACGTAGATGCATCAGGTGTAGACACTGGTGAGGTACTTGAACGAGTCGAAGCTACTGTGTCACACATCAACGAAGACAAACCGTTTGAGCGTTGCTACGAGGCTATCCCTGAGACTCACTATCGTAAGGCTACAGGTAACCTAAAGCTTGGTTCTGAGTGCGGCTTCTGCTCATTCAAACACAAGTGCTGGCCTAACCTACAGACACTACCTGCTGTTAAGTCTACAGCACAGCAACCGCCTATGGTGGACTATGTGTTAGTACAACCTGAGTACTTAGAGGATGAGCGTGGCGCAGCGTAGACACTTGAAGAGCTATCGCAGTGGCCTAGAGAAAGAGGTTGCTGCGTGGCTCAAAGATAAACAAAAGAAAGTCAGATACGAACAGCTTAAGGTAGAGTGGGAAGACTTAAAGTATAGAACCTACACTCCTGACTTCGTGCTTGACAACGGTATCATAATAGAAACTAAAGGCATATTTGATTCAGCAGATAGACGTAAACACCGTGAGGTACAGCGCCAACATCCTGAGTTAGATATACGCTTTGTATTCAGTAATGCTAACGCTAAGCTTTACAAAGGTGCTAAGTCTAGGTATTGTGATTGGTGTGACAAGTACGGCTTTCAATGGGCGCACCGTGTGATACCTGAAGAGTGGTTGAAAGAAGACGGTGAAGAGATCAAAGTCAAACGAATAGAAGTCAAAACAAAAAGGAAAGTATAATGGGACATACATTACGGGACGATGAACTAGCTATCGTCATACGCCCTAACAACTATGAAGATGAGTGGGATGGTGATTGCTCTATAGAGTTAGTTACATCTCAGGATAACCCAGTACCTAACGTAGTCATGGCACACATCATGAATGTAGCTACTATGATGTCAGCGTTCCTTGATGTAGCAGCAGAACATCCTGACGTGTATGACTTAGTGGAAGAGCATCGTAACTATCTTATGGGTATTGAAGATGAAGAAGAAGAGCTACAAGTTACACGTGAAGGTAACGTATACTCATTGAACACATGGACTAAGACGAAGGGTAACGCATGAAGATAGAACCAACACTAAAGAGTATGCTACTTGAAGACGACACTGATCCAGTAAACAAACCTGTGCATTACAACCAAGCTGGAATTGAATGCATTGAAGCTATAGAAGCTATGACTGAGAACATGTCAGGACATACAGCACCACACGCAGCTAACGTACTAAAGTATCTCTGGCGGCACGAATACAAGAATGGTCTTGAAGATATTGATAAAGCTATCTGGTATCTCAACAGACTACGCAAACGTTACACGGAGTTACATAAATGATAAATGAAGATGACATAGAAGCAATGCGCCCACGTATGCCACACGAGAAAGTAGCAGACTTTATTGTAGCATTCAAAGGTTCACTAGACCCACGCTTGTGGATCAGCTTGATTGATGAAGAGCTAGCAGAGTATCGTGCTGAGAAGTTTGGTACACACAACCACTTGAAGGAACTGTGTGATCTACTATATGTATCGACAGGGCTATCACTTACAGTACCTGAACATATAGGAATGCTAATGCGTGATGATGAACGAGAGAAGTCTCTCAAGCAGCAAGGGCAGGTCAGTCGTGCATTAGAGGAAGGCTTGCAGTACTACGGTGAGGATGTATTCATGGAAGCATTCGCACGTGTGCATGACAGTAACATGTCTAAGCTAGACAGCAATGGCAATCCTATCCTACGTGAAGATGGCAAGGTTATGAAAGGGCCAAACTATAAGAAGCCCGATCTTACTGATTTACTGGAAAAGGCGGCATGAAGTTTGATATTAAAATGACTATAGATATAGATGAAGAAGACAACATACTTCCTATATCAGAAGAGATGTATGAGGAAACTGTGAAGCAGCTTATACAGGATGTTGTATACGATATAGATGCAGAGATTAAACAGATAGAGGTGAAACAAAAATCATGAGCAACTACTTACCGACAGACTACCAATCATTTATTCATAAATCACGTTACGCTAAATACTTTGACGACTACGGACGTGAGTCATGGGATGATACCGTGACACGTTACTCTACTAATGTCATTGGTGACAAAGTAGATGCTGAGACTAAGCATGACCTAGAGCAAGCTATTTTAGGGTTAGAGATCATGCCATCTATGAGAGCTATGATGACTGCTGGCCCAGCGCTAGAGCGTGACAACACAGCAGGGTACAACTGTTCATACCTACCCGTAGATGACCCTAAGAGCTTCGACGAAGCGATGTACATCCTCCTCTGCGGTACTGGAGTCGGCTTCTCTGTTGAACGTCAATACATATCTAAGCTTCCCGAAGTGCCTGTCCTCTATGACAGTGACACTACCGTTGTCGTTAAAGATAGTAAGGAAGGGTGGGCTAAGGCTTTCCGTCAAGTGTTGGCACTCCTATGGGCTGGTGAGATTCCTAAGTGGGATGTCTCTCGTGTACGTCCTGCAGGTGCAAGACTAAAAACCTTTGGCGGTAGAGCATCAGGCCCAGCGCCTTTGGTAGACTTATTTAACTTTGCTATAAAAACATTTACTGAAGCACAAGGACGTGAGTTATCTTCTATAGAATGCCATGATATAATGTGCAAGATAGGAGAGATTGTTGTAGTGGGTGGTGTTCGTCGTAGTGCTATGATATCTTTGTCTAACTTAGGCGATGATTGTCTACGCCATGCTAAGTCGGGCATCTGGTGGGACGAACCAGAGAAGAACATATATCGTTTCGGCTATAGAGCATTAGCTAATAACTCAGTGGCATACACTAAGAAACCTAGCATCGAAACATTTATGAGGGAGTGGCTAGCTCTAGTAGAGAGTAAGTCAGGAGAGCGAGGAGTATTTAACCGTGAAGCATCTAAGAAACAAGCTGCTAAGTATGGCAGACGTGATCCTAATCATGAGTTCGGAACTAACCCGTGTAGTGAAATCATATTGCGGCCTTATCAGTTCTGCAATCTTACGGAAGTTGTGGTACGTGCTACAGACAGTGTGGAAGACTTGGAGCGAAAAGTCAAGTTGGCAACAATTCTGGGAACTATCCAGTCCACCTACACTAAGTTCCCGTATCTGCGAAAGGTGTGGCGAGACAATACTGAGGCAGAACGACTGCTTGGAGTGTCGCTAACAGGTATCATGGATAACCCATTGATGACTTCTAAGAACAAAGGATTGGAGAAGACCCTTGAACACTTACGAAATGTCGCAGTTGATACTAATGCTGTTTGGGCTGAACGTCTTGGTATCCCTGTATCTGCTTCTATCACTTGCGTTAAACCATCTGGGACGGTATCACAACTTGTGGACTCTG